CCACCCCATGGCCTCGCCCGCGATGTGCTCGACGTCTTTCCAGAGGTCGCGCCAGAAGTCCCGGAACGCCGCACAGTGCTTCCACAACTCGACGAAGCCGATGACCAGCACGGCGATGGCGGCGATGATCAGCCCGATGGGCCCCAGCGCCACGTCCATCGCCGCGCCCAGGCCTCCCGCCGACGCCGAGGCGCCCTCTTCCGCCTCCCCGGCGATGCCCAGCGACGTGGCGAGCTTCCCGAACGCCTCCATCGCGCCCGTCACCGACGTGATCAGCTTGCCGCCGACCACCGTTGCCAGGGTGCCGCCGATGACCGCAGCCAGGGCAATCGCTGCGGCCTTGTTCTTGACCAGCCATTCCCCGAACGATGCGATCGCGCCCATCACCTTTGTTGCGGCCGGGAGAAGAGCGTCACCGAGGGAGTAAGCCACCGCCTCTGCGGCCTTGCCGGCCTGGCCGAGCTTGAAGTTGAAGTTCTCCTGGATGCGCGCCCAGCCGTTGATGTTCGCCCCGCCGTCTTTGGCCGCGGCGGAGATCGTTTTGACGTTCTTCTGGAAGGCGTCCATGTGCTTGCCGCCGATGAGCAGCGCCACGTTCAGCCCGGTAGCCCCGCCGACCATCTTGGACATGGCGGCGTCGAACGTCTGCTTCAAACCCGTCGCCGACTGGGCCTGGGACTGGAAGTTGGAGACCAGCTTTTCCTGCACCGGGTTCAGCGCCTGCATGGCCGTGCGGGCCTTGATGAACGAGATCGACCCGGTCAGGATCTTGTCCGACAGGGCCTGCGCCGCCGGCGTCATCTTCTGCATATCGCCCGCCAGGACCATGCCGCCCTTGGAGTTCCGCAGGATCGCCTCGGTCAGCGTCGACAGGGTCCCGGTCAGGCCCCGCGACCCGATCTCCTTCGCGACCGTGTTGGCGTTCAGGCCCATGGCCTGCATCTCGTGGGATGCGGTGGCGGACGGGTCGATCAGCGAGCGGATCATGTTCGCCAGGTCCATCGTCGCCCGGTGTGCCGACATGCCCTGCATCGTCATCGTCGCGATCGCGCCGCCCACCTGCGCCAGCGAGATGTGCGCCGACGCGGCGATGGGCAGCACCGACGACAGCGACGTCGCCAGGTCCTGAAGGTGCATCTTCCCGGACGCCACCGTGGCGATCAGCTGGTTGGTCGTCGCCGCGGCCTTGGACGCCGGGATGTTGTACGCATTCATCGCGGACGTCAGCACGTTCGACACGTCGGCCAGGCTCGCGCCCTCCGACTTCGCGCCCTCCGCCGCAGCCTTCAGGACGTCCAGGCCCTTCGCGCCGGTGAATCCGGCCGAGGAGATCATGTACAGGCCGGACGTGAGTTCCTTCACGCTGGTGTCGGTGCCGACCGATAGCGACAGGATGCCCTGTTTCAGCACTCCCAGGGCCTTCACCGGCTCCCCGGCGGACGTGGTGAGCTGCGTCAGGGACGTCTGCCAGTCCGCGGCCATCTTGATGGACACCGCCGCGCCGGCGGCCATGCCGAGCGCGGCCAGTTTCATCTTTGACCCGAACCCGACCGCCGACGCCCCGGCGGCATCGGTGCTCGCCGCCGACTCGTCGGTGGCGTCCCGCGATTCCCGCGCGGCCCCGGACTGCTCGAGTTCGGCCTGCCCGAGTTTCACCTGCGCGTCGATGGAGGCGAGCGTGGCGGCCGTCACCCGGTCCTGCGCCGCCGCGAGTTCGTCCGCGCTCGCGCCGGAGTCGGCCTGCAGCTCGTCCAGCCGCTCCTGCGCTTCTGCGGCCTCGTTCGCCGCCGCGGTGTACTCGTCGTAGGCGGCGGAGACCTTCGCGGCCATGTCCTCGGCCCCGGCCTTGGTCTCATCGAACCCCGGCTGCGTGTCGTTATCGCTCGTTACGAGGATGCGGACCACGTTCTCGCCGCTCACCCTTGCTCACCTCCCTCCTCCTGCTCGGCCATCGCCAGCACCTGCAGCCTTCGCAGCCACACCGGGTCCCCGTCTTCCGCCCGGTCACCCGGGATCCCGAACACCTGCCACAGGGCCCGGTACACCTGCGCCTGCGTCAGCGCGAAAGGCTCCGTGACGCGCTCGCCAGTCCCGGTGGCAGTTCCTCCGCCGAGGTCCCTCCACCGTTCGATCCGGCCGGCGAGGTAGGGTCCACGCCACCGACCGCGGCAGACCAGCGCTGGAAGATCTCCATCGCCAGGTCCAGGTCAAGCCCGGCCAGGCCCGCGAACTCACACGAGTCGCCGCGTTCGGCGTGGTCCTCGCAGTGGCTGATGTCCGCACGCAGCTGCGGCTTGCCCGAGTCCTTGCACACCGCGTAGACCGCGGGGACCGGCACACCGTCCTCGGTGACGTTCCAGGCGACCAGCAGATTGCCGAACCGGCGCAACAGCGGCCGGACCTCCGAGGACTTCGGATTGGCGCCCATGCCCTCGGCCATCTCCTGGATTTCCAGGAACACCTGCGTGGACACGCCCTTGACCGTGGCCTCCAGGCCCTGGTAGTCGCCGTCGCCCCAGACCAGCTCGTAGAGCTTCGGCTTGGCCTCGAATCCGCCGGTCATGCGGCGTTCGTCCAGGTCGGTACAGCACCGTCCGCCAGCGCCCCTTCTGACGCCCACGTAAGCTCCCCGGTGGCCGCGCGGGTCACGTCGTAGCTGGAGAAGTATGCGTTGAAGCCGAGGAACGGGTACGTGCTCGCAGTCGGCGTGACCGCCACGGCCCGGATCACCGATGTGGACGGCACGGTAGAGAACACCGCATGCGACTCGTTCGCCGCAGCGTCGAACACGCCCTTCAGCGAAACCGTGGCATCGGCGAGCAGGAGCAGCCGCTGGTGGGCGTACACATCGACGCCCGTGGTGTCCTGCACTGCCCGCGGCGTAGCCAGGCTGAACTCGGTTACATCATCTGAGATGGTCTGGACATCGCTCGAAGCATCTGCAACTGTCACAATTGCGCCCAAACCGGACGTCTTGGCCAAGGTGAACTCACCCCTTCTTTAGTTGCTCGGCCAACTGGCCGACGTGCTGGTCAAGGTCTTCGATCCACCCGGACATGTCGGTGTGCCGGCCGACCACCTGCTGGCCGGCCCGCACCAGCCACGACGCCGGACGGGTGTGGTGCTCGGTGAAGCACCGCTGGTGCGGCGAGAAGCGGAATACGGTCACGTCGCCGTCGCCGCTGCGCATCTCCCGGTAGGCCCGCCGGGAGGCCCCCGAGCGGATCCAGTTCGCGGCGTCTTTGCCCTCCGGGGTGCGCTCGTCGAGGATCGTGTCCCAGCCGTAGCGCCAGTTCTCGCAGCCCACCTGCTCGCAGGCGGCTATCACCCCCCGGTCGGGTGGCATGCGGAGCACGTAGTCCCGGGTCCGGCGCTGGCGCAGCAGGCGAGGTGGCATGGCGATCACCCGGCGAAGTTCGTGACGGCCTGGTTGCGGTTCACCATCACCGCGAACGTGGCGAGCGAGAAGGTGCCCGTGGTGATCACCCGCAGGTAGCGGCCGACGTTCCCGGTCACCGCGACCCGCTGCGTCGCCGGCGCGGCCGTGACCGCCGTGAAGGCAGCCAGGGTGGTCCAGGTGGAGTTGTCCGGCGCCTGCTGCACGGTGATGGTCACGCTGGTGCCGGTGAACGCGGTCACCTGCAGGTAGGACTGCGCGCCGTAGGCGGTCTGGAGAGTCCACGTCCAGGTCGGCGCGGCCGAGTAGGTCAGCGTGATCGTGCCGCCCGCAGGCACGGTGTAAGTGCCGTCGCCCGTGCCGACGCTGACGCCGTTGACGACGACGTTGGACACCGTCCCGCCCGTGACGACCACGGTTGCGGGCAGCGGCGAGGTATTGTCTGCCGCGGTGCCGGATGCCGGGACCGAAGGCGTGCTGAACCCGCTGCCGCCGTCCAGGCTCGAGCCGTTCGTGGCCCCGGTGTCGGTCCTCAGGCCGGCCGTCAGCTGCAAGCCCCACTCCAGGCCGTAGCCCTGGCCCTGGCCCTCGGTCTTCATCGTCAGGCCGCCGTCGGAGGCGCGCGACGGGTCGTAGTTGATCTGCTTGGCGTTCAGGCACGCCGAGGGGCTGCCGATGGCCAGCGGGGGCACCAGGAACGTCATCAGCACGTCGGCGGTGGGCAGTGCATCCAGCACCGGGACCGAGTTCGCGAAGTTCCAGAAGCTGGTGAAGCCCATCATGCCGTCGCGCAGGCCCGGGACACGCGAATGGGCCGACTGGGTGATGTCGGTCACGTCCAGCGGGCTCATGCTGGCGCTTACTGAATCCAGGGCAGAGATGTCGCCAGAAAGGTCGTAGCCGCCAACGAGAAAGCGTGCGCCCAAACCTGACTGTTTCGCCACGTCAGGCCGCCTTTCCTATTCGCTGGCTGTCGCTTTTCATGCAGACATGGCCCAGAGGTCGTTTATGACGATCGGCAGAGAAATTTGCTCAACGCGGAACTGCTTGCCTTCCTGCTCCACGTAGACCGGGTCGGCTCGCAGGTTCAGCAGGTCGATGTCCCGCACGGTGCCGCCGAGGGTGAAGTTGCCGCTGTACTCGTTCAGCAGCGTGGACACCGCTGTGAGGATGGCGGGGTCAACGCCGTCCAGCGGCTTCTGCATCATCGGGTTCCACACCATGATCAGGAACGTGATGGTGCCGCTGACCGAGACGAGGCCCGACATTGCCCCGCTGGCGGCGATAGGGCCGAGAATGATCGAGCAGGAAAGGCCCTCTCCCGGCGCGTTTTCGGGTTCGTGGGTGTTCACCCGGCGGAAAATGCCGAGGCTCAGCGCGTGCGATTCCAGTGCCGCGTAAAGGCTGTTGACATCCTCGGTGTCAAAGAAGCTGCTCACTCGGCGCCCCCGCCCATGCGCCCGATGAACATGGCCAGTTCCTTCTGCGCATAGGGCGTGACCTGCTTGCGCATCCGCAGCCGGGTCCGGCGGAAGCTGTGGTACCCCTTGAAGTCCGTCGACTGGTTGCGCCGGCTGGTGCCCTCCAGCCACGGCCAGGCGTACTGGCCTTCGCGGATGCCGCCGGACACTACCCAGTTGGCGCCCTCGCCGGTGAGCTTGACACCACCGGCCGCGGCACCGGTCCCGCCGCGGCCAGACTTGTTCATGCGGTCGGTGTCGAGCTTGATCCAGTCCCGGGCGATCTCGGCGATCTCGGCCGACAGGGCGCGGGTGAAGTCCCGGGCAGCGACTGCGGCCTGCCCGTCGAAGATCGGGCCCGTGAGAGTGACCTTGGTCGTCGCCATTTACACGCCTCCCGGCTCGCGCGGAGGCTTACGGGAGCGGGCCGGCTTGGCACCCGCGGCCTGAAAGGTGAGATCGGCTGTCCGGCCGGTCAGTGGCGGATCCTCCGCGGGACCGCGCTTGATCGTGACGACCGCGGTCGGGTCCAGTTCGCTCAGCTGGGCCGCAGCGTCCCGGACGGCCTGATGGGCTTCGTTGGGGGTGGCAGGAGGCGGGACCACGGGCCCGGCCGGGGCTGCACTCCCGGCCGTTTCTGCTGGCAAACCCTCTGACTTCGCCGGGTTGCTTCCGGCTCCTCCCTTTGCCGGCCCGTCGGCCACCACCGAGACGTGGTGCATCACGTCGGCGCAGTGGCCGGCGACCACGCGCTCAATGTGGCGCTGCATGATCACATGGCGCTTATCCGCCTCTTCGGTGAGGCGCTTCTCTATCGCGGTCACGCGCTCATGGACCTGCGCTGCGACCTGGCCAGCGACCCGCTTGCTGGCGTGATGGCCGGTTAGCCGGGCGAACACCGCGGCGAGCAGCGGGATTGCCACGAGCATCACCAGGACTACGGCCACCTGGCCCGCCGCGCTCAGCGACGGGTCACAGCCCACCGTCGTGGCCGTGCCTACCGAGCAGTACAGGCCGGTGCCGAAGGCGAGATGCCAGGTGACCGCGAGTGCCAGTCCGCCGGCAGCCACAACGGCCGCAGCGGCAGCGAGAAGGACGATGGTGCGCTTCATGACGACCCCCGCGGCCAGGTCTGGCCGAGCGCCCGCTGCACGCTGCCCGCACCGCCACCGCCCCGGCGCCGGATCTCGTCTCGCAGCCAGTCCCACAGGCCGGGCACGGGCTCGCCGACTGCGGTAACGGCCATCTCTTGCGGCCCGGGCCCGCTGGCGAGCGCCTGCAGAGCCTCGATCACCTTGTCCAGGCGCTCCGCGATGTGGGCGAGCGTGACCTCTTCCTGGGCGTAGACGCGACCCTCGGCTTCGTGGCGACTGCACCACGGCGTGCCGCTGATCTTGTGCTTGCCGATGCGCCAGCACCCGGAGTGGTGGCAGTTGTGGAGATGCCAGGAGCCGAGGATCGCGCCCAGCAGTGACAGCACGGTGAGCGCCGGGACAAAGCCCGATTCCAGCTGGTAGGGCCAGCCGGTTCCCTGCGGCACCGGCCAGGTCCCCATGCCGAACCGCCACGCCAGCCAGTGTGTAGCAGCCGAGTAGGCGATCAGGGCGACGGCCACCAGGGCACTCAGCAGCGTCAGCGCGCGGATCACGCTGCACCTGCCGGCGTGAAGTGGACGCAGACGGCCACGACCACTGCCGCAGCGAGCAGCACACCGTAGGACTCGGCTGCGGCCAGTGCAAGGCTCCGCTCGCCGGTCTTGTGCCGCTTCCAGGCAATCACTCCGGTGATGACGGCCACGAACGCGATCGACCAGCTGCGGGCGTACCAGCCGGGCATGACAGCGAACGGGAGCGCCGGGACTACGGCACCCGCTCCCGTGGCCAGCCCGATCGCCAGCGACGGCAGGAAGCCGTTCCTGGACTCGCTCAGCCACTCCCCGGCGGCCATGCCCACGGTCTCGGCCGCGCCGACGCCAATGGCCACGGGCAGGATCAGCGACGGGTGGGCCAGCAGGCCGAGGACGACACCGAGGAAACAGGTCATGCCATCTGATAGACCGAAAATGACCGGGCGCGTCAGGGTGCGTGGCTGGGGGCTGGTCATACCTGCCTCCAGATGTGGCCCTCGTCCAGGTAGCCGTGCCAGCCGTCATCTGTGGCCGGGTCGCCGCCAATGAGGTTGCCGATGCTCGCGCGGATCTCCAGCGAGCCGTCCGGGCACTCGCGGTAGCTATGCGGCGGGAAGCAGACGTGCTGGACGCTGCGCGAGTGGGCCGGAACACCCTCATCGCGGGCGTTGGGCTTGAGGAAGAAGCAGGCTTCCAGGTCGCCCGTGTAGCCCTTGATGGGGCCGCAGTAGTCACCGGGGCGCTCGATCTCGCCGATGGATGCCACCCGGCGGCCGGGGGTTAGCTTGCTCATCGCACCCTCCCCGACATCACGCAGCGGTTGCAGAAGCGGTACCGGCGGCTGGCGATGGCCGAGCCCTTCACGACCCGCATTGCGCGGCGGCACCGGCGGTGGCGGCAGTGCACCCAGATGATCTTCACCCGGCACCACCCCCGCAGGTGACCAGGTCCTTGTCGTTCGCCGCCCGGTCCGCCCGCGGCATCTCCCATGCGGCCAGCCCGCAGCAGCCCAGTTCGCAGCTGTCGTCCTGGGGCATCAGGTGGACGAGGGCCTCCCGCCGCTCGGTGATCACCGGCTTGCCGTCCTCGCCGCGGCCGACCTTCAGCGTGACCTCTCGGCCTTCCAGGCCGTCTTCTGCGCCCGGGTCGTCAAACAGCCACCAGTGCGTGCCGGCGCTCCCGGCCTCCAGCCGCTCGACCAGCGAGCAGCCCTCAGGCCACTCCAGCCCGATCTCAAGGAACCCGTCGGGCACGAGGATGCGGTAGCGGGCCATCAGGTCATCACCCGCCGCTCAGTGACAACGGGCCGCTCCGAGCCGATGCGGGTGAACGTCAGCTCGACCTTCTTGCCGTCCAGCTCGGCCGGTGCGCCGTCGTCCTCGAAGAGCCACCAGCGGCTGTAGTTGTCCGGCGGGGGCGCCGAGTCGTCGGGCCGGACCGGTCGCAGGCACGACGGCCACTGGAGCGCGGAGTCGCGCATCAGTTCGTCGGCAAGCTGAACCCAGTACCGGACTGCCTCGGTGACCGGCTGGCCGTCCCGCTCCGCGATTGCCTGCCGCAGGTACATGGTCAGGTCCATCGCCTCTTCGTAGGCGTCCCGGAGCGCATCGCGGCCGTTGTGCGGCTGCAGCGCGGTCCCGTACCGCTCAATGCCGACCTCACGGCGACTGCGGATGTCCTCGATCACCATCGACTGCACGTCCTGGCAGTCGTTCGGGACAGGCATGGGCTGCTCAACATGGGTCGTCATACGGCACGGCTCCTTGCTTGCCGGCCGTACTCGGTGCGGCACTCTTCCCACAGGTCCGCCAGCGCCATCCCGCTCGCCGGCCGGGCGGCGTCGCCGGAGCCGACCATCCGCGAGTAGCCCGCGGTCTCCTGCAAGATCCGGTTCACTGCCTCGCCGATCGCCAGGTCCCGGACCAGTTGCGGCACCCGGTGCCGGTAGACGGCGGTCGCTTCTGGCCACGACTGGGCCGGGGTGCCCTGGGCGCCCCGCTGCACCGTCAGCGACCGGTAGGCGTAGATCTCCGCGCCCGGGCCATGGGCGGTCAGGACGGTGCCGTTCCAGGCCCGCTCCACCGTCGCGATGCCGTTCACGACCATCTGCACGAGCATCTGCTCGGAGTCCAGCAGCAGCACCTCGCCCGTGTTCGGCGGGTTGCCGCTGCCCGTCCACTCAAGCTGGTCGTCGGCCGTGGACGCCGTCGAGCACCCGTCCCCGGACTGCGCCAGCCCAGTGTCCAGGGCAGACCGGTCCTGCACGAGCACCCGCTCGCCGACGTACGGGGCGATCGTCCCCGCGTGGCCGAGGGTGTCGTCCGGGTAGGGCGGGGTTCCGCGGGCGTAGCCGAGGATCAGCAGGTCTCCCACGCCGAGCAGGGCGCCGTTGGTGACCGTGATGGGTGTCGTGCCGGACGTGACCTCTGCGGCCAGATCCGCGACCGGGTCCGCTTCCCCGGTGAACCCCCAGGTCGCCTCTACCTCGATGGCGTTCTGCGGGGTCTGGGAGTTGCCGCCGAAGGTCGACGAGGTGGAGCGGTCAAGCTCGATCTTCGTCCAGGGGAACGCGGGCCTTTTGTTGGCCGGCCGCAGGAAGCAGGTGTTCAGCGGGATGTTCACGCCGCCGCTGGAGAAGTTTGTCAGGCACAGGACGTCGTTCCAGTCCAGGAACAGCTCCCACGGCTGGGCGTACTGATAGTTCGGGAAGTCCCACCACTTGGTGCCATCCCAGGGCACGAAGAGCCGGTGCAGGTGCCCTTCGATGTTGCGGGTGATGGACTGGACGGCCCGGTCGGTCTTGTACTGGACCTCGGTCGTAATGCCGTCTTTGAAGTCGATGGCACGCTGGGCGTCCTCGCGCGAGCAGTAGCAGTACTCGTAAACGGTCACCAGGTCACCGCCCACGCCTGGTCGATGACCGCGCTGGGGAAGTCCCCGGGGCTGTACGGCTCGCCCCATGACCACCAGGTGCCGTCTGGGGCGACAGCGACCGCGTGCGGGCCTTCGGGCAGCTCCAGACCTAGGATCAGGCTGTGGCCGCGGACGAGGAGCGCATCGGGGACGAAATCCGGGACCGCATTGAGTTGCGCGGCCTGACGCCCGAGCAGATCCTGTCCGACCCGGACGCCCTGCGGCAGTACTGGGAGATCATCAGCGAGGCCACCGAAGACGCCGTCATGAGCATGATCCTGTGGGGTCACGCACCAGGCTTCGGCACGCTGGCCGACGTGCTCGGCGACGGCTGGCCGGACGCCACTTAGCCCGTACTCCCGTGCGGCCCTGAGCGTGTCCAGGATGGACGCGCCCTCGTCCGGGTCTGCCGCGGTTCGCCAGTACAGCGCGAGCACGTCCTCGTCATGCACGCGCACGCCCAGCGCCAGCCGCAGCGACGCCGCGAGCGCCTGAGCGGCACAGCAGTTCACGTCACCAGGGGCCAGGGCCAGCCCGGTCTTCTTCGTCTTGGCGCGCACCTCGTGCTTGAGGGAGTGGACCGTCTTTGCCAGCGAGCGGGCGGCGGCGAGGTCGTGCTTGCGCACGGCTGGCCTTCTGGCGTCTGCAGCCTCGTGCTTGAGCGTGGCCTCCTCTTTGATGTCGGAGGAGATCTCCCGCCGCAACTGCTTGACGGTGGGCGTCTTCGCGGCCTTGCCGGCCGCCGTCTTCGCCTTCGTGGACACGGCTAACTCGGCTGGCCGAGGACAACGACCGGGCTGACTGTCTGGCCGGCCTCAGTCGTGGTCGGGGACTGAATCCAGTAGCGCCCGTCCAGCCGGCTCCTGATGCGGAAATCGGAGGTGTCCGAGCCGAACCCGGGGCCCTGCGCCGACTTCTCGATGGTCATGGTGAGGCGGTCGCCGATGAGGTACTGGCGCAGATCGGCCAGGATCGCGTCGCCCGTGCTGCCCAGTGCAGGCTGGTGGTCGGTGATCAGCGCGGGGAGCCCGAGAAGGCTTGGGCCGACCTTGTCGCCGTCGCCGGCCTGGAACCAGTCCGACAAGGTGGCGACCGCGCCGGTCCCAGGCGCCGGGTCGGCGGGCGCCGCCGGGTACAGGTAGAGCTCAAGGAGCTGGTCGAGGACCTCGGCCGACAGCAGCCACGCCACGCCCGTAATGCCGGATGTGAGCCCGGCCTGCTTCGCCGCGGGGTGCAGCGCCTTGAACATCGCCACGATGTCGGGGAGCAGAACGGCGTCCGAGGTGTTGCGGGTGACCGTCACCGCGCATGGGGCGTCGATCAGGCTCTGCGGCTGGCCGACACCGGTGCCGTTGCCGATGAACAGGTCGTCTTCGTACCAGGACAGCCCTTCCGGGACCACGCGGGCCAGGAAGTCGCCGAGCGGGCCCGCGGCGTCATCGACCAGCTCGTTCGGCGTGTTCGCCAGCAGGCCGGCCAGCTTGTTTGCCTCAAGCGCAGTCCGGCCGAACGTGGGCGCCGTCGCCGGGATGGACACGCCTTCCTCGACGAAGGAGAATTCCAGGCCGCCGAGCGCCTGGGTGCCGGACTGCTGCGTCGGGTTGTCCAGGTTGGGCACCGCCAGCCGCAAGCTGCCCATCGGCAGGACCATCGCCCGTGGGCGCATGACCGCTGAGGTCATGTACTCCATGACCTGGCTGCGGAGATACTCAGGGACCAGGAACCCGCCTTCAGACGGGATCCGCTCGGTGAAGGTGGCGTTCTTCGGCCGTGTCATCACCGCAGCGATGAAGCGGCGCGGCTCGGAGTCCATGGGGTCGGTGATCGCCCGCATGAAACGGGGCCACGACCTGGCCCACGGCTGGCCGTCCAGTTCCGCGCCGGGGGCGTCGTCCCGGTACAGCGCGCTGCGCCAGGTGCCCGGCTGCGGCAGCTGCCCGGCGGTCGCCAGTTCGGCCGTGATGGCCTCGAAGTCCTCGGTGGCAGCGCTCATCCGGTACGCCCCATCTTGGTTCCGTGCCGCGGCACCACGACGTCCCTGGGTGCGCGCCATCCGCAGTACCTGCAGAACTTGATCACCGACGCCCCGGCGTCAGTGCTGGGCGCCGTGGACAGCGGCTCGCCGTCGATGGGGCAGGCGAGGCCGCCGTTGGCCATGACCTCGTCCCGCCACCAGTCGAACTCCATGTTCTGGTCACGCAGGATCCCGGCCAGGCCGTAGTAGGCACCCGTTGCGGGCAGCGGGCTACCCATTTGCTGCCTTCTTCGGCGGGGTGACGGGTGGGGTGGGCAGCGACGGCGGCGGAGTCCCCGCCTTCTGCTCAGCGATCGTGACCGTCGCCTCGGGCGGAACTCCGGCCGCCTTCTGGTCAGCCACGGGCACCGGCGCGGGCGGCGTATCCGGCTCGGACCCGGCCGCCGGGGCGGGATCCTGGGCCTCTGCGCGCGCCGGAGCAGGCTCCTGCGGTGCCTGCTTCGCTGGTGGTGCTGGCGGGATCACCGGGGGCGTGGAGGAGCCGTCCGGCAGGATCGCCGAGGCGTGCCCGGTCGTGACGGAGCCGATGGTCGCCACGCCGAACCTGTCGATCTTGGGCACCTCGTCCTCCTGTCCGGCCGCGCCCGCGGCCCCTTCCTCGTCATGCGCGGTCGCCCGGCAGTCCGGGCAGCAGGGAGCGCCGGGTGTGTAGAGGCACCCGCACTCCCGGCACACCCAGCGCACATGCCCTCCCGCAGGTCAGCAGCCGATAGCGATCTGCTTGCCGATCGTGGACGTGGCCACGGTGATCTCCAGGTACCAGCCGGCGGGCAGCCGGACCCGGATGACTTCGCCGTTGACCCCCACGGCCGCGTTCACGATCGTGGTGGCCGGGGTGCTGGTCGGCCCGATGGCGATCGTCACTGTCCCGCCACCGGTGCCGATCGTGAAATAGACCTCGTAGTCCCGCGTGGTGTCGGACAGCTGCGACGCGGTGCCGCTGACGAACCCGGGCGAGGAGATGACCGGCACCGATGGTGAGGTGTTGGTCCCGCCGTTCAGGGTCTGCACGCCGTTGACCACGTTGGGGGTCTGGTACGTGCCGTCCTTGCGGTAGAACGTCGTGGTATCCCCGACGCTCTCGCCCGCGCCGCCGGTGGCGCCCTGCTGCTTGCTGATCTTCAGGTCGCTGCTCATCGCCTGGCCTTACGAGCTCGAGCCGGAGAGCTGGCGCAGGTTCGGCGGGGTCCGCTGCACCAGCAGGTCATGGAAGATGGCATAGACCAGGCCGGAGGCCGCGACGCTCACCTCGACGTACTCCGCTGCCGCCGGCAGGTCGGAGGCGTCCACATAGAACGAGGCCGCCCCGGAGGTAATGACAACGGTGCTCGCCGCTGCCTGGCTGGCCGCCACCCAGTCCGCACCGCCGGAGGTGGAGGTGTTGGTGTAGTAGTTGGTGATCGTCGCCAGGGCGGTCGTGGAGCCGTTGTAGGTGGCGGCACTCTTCAGGGTGAAGGTGTCGTTCCCGGTCACCACGAAGGTCACGCCAGCGGCGTCCTTCAGGCTGAGCAGTGTTCCGGCCGCGATCGGGACCACATTGACGACCCGGCCGAGTCCTTCCATCATTGGCGGTTGCCTCCTTTAAAGGCTTTGTGCTCCAGTTCCGGGTCAGGACGGGTTTATGATTCCGAGTTGCGTGACGAACGCGGCGAGCGCCGTCTCGGCGTCGGCCTGAGATGCGAACGATGGGCTCAGGAAAACAGCTCCCGTTTCAAGAAGCCCCCCATAGGCGGTGACGCCTCCCGCCACGTACCAGTTCTCGTCTGCGCCTTCGAGGACGTAGAGGTTGTTCAGGCCCTCCAGCCGCCAGTAGCCGCTGGGCGGCGTTGTGCCCTCGCCAGCCGGCTGCACAAGCTGAACCCACATTCACGCACTCTCTTCCCGGCGGCGGGCCGCCCTCTTGATGTCGATCGGAAGCTCGCCCTGGGCGGGCATTGCGATTCGCTGCCTGGCAGCCGCCGCAGCGACCGCGAAGTTGCCCGCGATGAGTTGCAGCCGTCCTGGGTTGTCGGCCGCGAAACCGACCAGGCTGTTGCACGTGGCGCAGGCGAGACCGCGCCGGCAGCGTACGCACGACTTGTTCTGAGGGCAGCAACTGTGGTCGTGCTCGATGCAGGCCTTGACGCCGTCCAGCGGGTCTGAGCACAGGTAGCAGCGGCCACCTTGTACGTCCCACATCGCCTGCCAGTCATCAGGCGTCATCTCGTGCCGACGGCGCAACTCCTTGACGAATAGCACGTCGCGGTTGGCGGCCCGCCATTCCCGATTGCGCTCACGCACCTGGTCAGGGTTCTTCTCACGCCAGCGGCGGTAGGATTCCCGCACTTTCTCCGGGTTGTCGGCCCTGTATTGCCTGGCGTACGCGCGTTGCCGCTCCCGGTTGTTCTCCCGGTACCGCGCGTACTTCTCAGCCTGATCCTGTGCCGACTGCCTGCGCCTGGGCTTGTGCCTTCCGCACTGGCAATCGGGCGGGCACGGCTTACTCTGCGCTGCAGGATCATGCTTCCTGCACGTGCAGTCTGGGGGGCATGGATAGCGGCCTGGCATGCGGATTCCCCGTTCCCCGAAGGTGCGGCCAGCGATTACCGGCACGCCATTAAGGATATCGGTTGCCACTGACAGCACCTCCTTTCGGAATCCATTCACCAGTAAGGCGTGAATCAGGCGTGCGGAGTGTCGAGGAGGACGACGGGAGAAAGCGTCTGAGCGGACCCGTTCTGGGGAGTCAAGGCTGTCTGCTGCCAAACTCTCCCGTCCAGGCGCTCGATAACTCGGTAGGCAACCAGGTCGCTAGCGAATAGGTACTCTTCGCTAGTTGCAATTTGCATGGATTGGCGATCGCCGACGAGGTACTGCGAAAGATCTACGAAGGACAGCGCGCCCGCCGTGGTCGTGTTGCCGGTGAGGGCGGACGGGATCTTCTCCGAGACGACCAGCGGCCGGCCCATGAGCTTGTAGTTGACCCCGTCGCCGTTGCCGCCAGCCGGCGCGTCGATCGCCTGGTAGGACTGCAGCATCAGGGGCGGCGCGACGCTGGACGACAGGGACAGTTCCAGGATCAGCGCGAACGCGTCCGGCGAGCACAGCCACACGGCGTTGCGCAGCGACGGCGGCCACATCCGGGTGAACATGGCGGCGATGTCGGAGAACGCGATCGCGTTCTCGTTCGCGCTGTTGAGCTTGATCGCGGCCGGGGCGTTCAGGAAGCCCTGAGGCTCGCCCACGCCGGTTCCGCTGATGAAGGCCACGTCCTCGAAGTAGGCCATCGCCTTGGGGAAGAAGATGTCGAACCACCGGTCCAGCGGCGTGATCGAGTCCTGGAGCAGTTCGTTCGGGATCGTGGTGTAGGCGGTGAGCTTGCGGGCTTCGAGCTCGAACCGGCCGAACGTGGGCGCGGTCGCCGCGAGGGTGGCACCTTCAGCGGTCCAGTAAGCCGCCACGCCGCCGTACACGTTGGACACGTGGCTGATGTCGTCGATGACCGGCATCGGGACCCGCAGCGAGTCCATCGGGATCACCTGGGCGCGCGGCCGGACCACCGACTGCTCCAGGGCCAGCATCAGGATCTGGCTGCGCAGGATCTCCGGGACCAGGAACCCGCCCTCGGCCGGCAGGCGCTCGCTAAGGCTCGCGTTCTGCGGCCGGGACAGCGCCTTGAACAGCTTCTCCTTGTCGGCGCGGATCGAGGCGACCAGGTCACCGTTGCCGCTGTCCTTCGCGGCGTGCTCGGCCTTCCAGATCCGGTACATGAACGCGCGCATCGACTCGGCGAACGGCTCCTCGTCGAACTCCGCGCCCATCGCCATGCCGCTGAACAGGCCCTGGTTCTCGGCCTGAAACTCGGCGTCCGGCATCCGGCGCTTCGCCTTGGCGATGAGCCGCTGCGCCCGGGCGTCCCGCTTGGAGACCGCGGCCCCGCCCGGGCGGAACCCGTTGGCCGGGGTCATGCCCTGCTCGGCCCAGGTCTGCAGGATCGACTGCTTGCCGGTCTCCATCTGCTCGCGCATCTGCGCGGCGAGCTCCTGCCGCTGGTCGGCCATCGCCTTGGCGATGTAGCCGGCGGTCAGTTCCCCGAACTGCCCGTTGCGCAGGATGTCGTTCATCCTGCCGTCGTCGTGCAGCAGTTCCTCCAGCTCTTCGGAGGTCTGGGGGATTTCAACCTGCCCCTTCATGCGAACGCTCCTCTCAGAGCTGATCGGATCTGCTCCAGGTCGGCCCCGGAGAGGTCGGTGTTGGTCTCATCGCCGGGCCCGTCGCCCGCGCTGTCTTCCGGCTCCCAGTCCGGGTTGACCTTCTTCATCGCCGCCTGCAATGTGGCCTTCGCCTCGGCCTCGTTCGTCAGGCCCTGCGTCTGCGGCAGCCGGGCCAGGGCGTTCCGCACGCCCGCGGCGTTCGGCGGCGAGGACGGCGTGTACTTGTACGGCAGCGCCCACGCGGCCTGGGTCGACTTGTCGCCGTCCTTCTTGCCGGCGCAGATCCCGGCGTAGAACGCGGCCGGGTCGTCAGAATCGGCACCCGCGGACCATGCCTTGCTTGCGTCCCAGTCCGAGTTGTCGACCTTGGAATCGGCACCGAGGAACGTGGCCAGCCCGGCGAGCTCCTCGCGGACGGCGGCCCGGATCTCCGCCAGCAGTTCCGCCCGGTCTTCCACCGGCTTGCCGGGCACGGACTTGAGCTGCTCGCCCGCTGCGGTCCAGTAGTCGTGGTCGGTGTCACCTTCGGGGCAGGCGTCACAGTCCCCGTCGCCGTCGG